ATGGATCTGGATTGCGTTGTCGGCGGGTCTCTCGATCCGCTGTTCGATCGTCCTGAAGACTTAGTGCTGTTCAAAGGCACTCAGCAGGACCGTCCGTACAACGGTTCGATGATGCTCATTCGAGCGGGTTGCCGGCCGGAGGTTTTCGAGAAGTTCGACCAGAGGGGCGCGAACATCTCGGGAGACATATTCGTCGGTTCGGATCAGGCCTGGTTGGCCTACGTTCTCGGCCGCAAGGAGAAGGTCTGGAGCGAGCGCGACGGCGTTTATTGGTACGGCAGCGTTCACTACAAAGTTCGGGACCGCAGGACCAATCCGCGCCTTTTGTTCTTCCCCGGCAAGATCAAGCCGTGGACGCTCGCGCCGCTCAAGATAGATCCGTTCACGACTGAATATTATCGCATGAGGGAGGCCGCTTAGTGCTTCAAGCGGTCGATTACTTGCTCGCGATGTTCAAGTTGCCTGATGGCTTCGTTCTCAGCTTGTTTCACCTCCTCCGCAGTTTCACGCTCAGCGAAACTCTCAAGAGGTATGGTCTCATAAAAGACGACGCAGCGACCGCCATTTGGCTGTCGGTAGGCCATCGCTTCAATCTTCTTTTTCATTCTCGGACATTAGCACGGAGGCGGGCATAGTGAACATACTCGGCTTCGAGATCACGCGACAAAAGACGCTTTCGCCTCCCGACAGTCGTGGATCGTGGTGGCCAGTGATTCGCGAACCGTTCAGCGGAGCATGGCAGCGCAACGAGGAACTGAGCAACGACGCGCAAATGGCGTTCTTTGCGGTCTTCGCCTGTCACACGCTGATCAGCTCAGATCTTTCGAAGAACCGCATCCGCTTAGTCGCCCAAAACGGGCAGGTCTGGCAGGAGACGACCAACCCGGCTTTCTCTCCTGTCCTCCGCAAGCCTAACAGCTTCCAGAACCGCATCCAGTTCATTGAGAACTGGGCCAACTCGAAACTGGCACGCGGCAATACCTACGTCCTGAAAGAGCGTGATGGCCGTGGTGTTGTGGTTGCCCTCTATATCCTCAACCCTGACCGCGTTCAGCCACTAGTGAGCGATGACGGGCAGGTCTTTTACAGACTTGGGCAGGACAATCTCTCGGCGGTCACTGAGGCCGACACCATCGTTCCAGCGCGTGAGATCATTCACGACAGGTTTAATTGCCTATTCCATCCGCTAGTAGGGATTTCGCCGCTCTATGCTGCCGCCTTGGCGGCAACGCAGGGCACGAACATCCAGCGCTCGACCGCGCGTCTCGCCTCAAACGGTGTGCGACCTGGCGGCATCCTGACGGCTCCTGGCAAGATTGATCCCGAGAACGCCAAGCGCCTCAAGGAAACATGGGAGACACAATACGCCGGCCCGCAAGGCGCAGCGAAGATTGCAATTCTCGGCGATGGTCTGAAGTTCGAATCTCTGACCATGACCGCCGATGAGGCCCAGCTGATCGAACAGCTCAAATTTACTGCCGAGATGATCTGCTCGGTTTATCACGTCCCGCCGTACAAGATCGGCGTAGGACCGCTGCCGAGCTACAACAACGTTCAGGCTCTCAACGTCGAGTATTTTAGCCAGTGCCTCCAGAAGCATATCGAGGACATCGAGCTGTGCCTGGATGAAGGGCTTGGCATCGGCGAGGGCGTGTCGATCAACGGTCAGGTTTACGGGACCGAGTTCGACATCGACAACCTGCTTCGCATGGACAGCGCGACTTTGATGGACGTGCTGGAGAAGGGGAAGAACTACTTTTCGCCCAACGAAGGGCGCCAGAAGGTCGGGCTCGGTCCCACCGAGGGCGGAAACGTGGTCCTCAGGCAACAGCAAGACTTTAGCCTTGCAGCTCTCGCCAAGCGAGACGCACAGGACGATCCGTTCGGTAAAGCTACCCAGCCGCCTGCGAATGACGATCCCGCCGCAGCGAAAGCGTTCTCCGCGCTCGTTGCTCACTCCGTTCGGGAGAAGCTGAATGCTCGACGTTGAAGCGCTGTCGGAAATGATGGCCGGCCTCATCGGCGAGGAGGTCGAGAAGGCCATCGCTCCGCTTCAGGCGAGAATTGCCGAGCTTGAGTCAAGAGAACCCATCGTCGGCGAGAAAGGTGAACCTGGGGAGCCAGGAGAGCGCGGCGAAAAGGGCGAACCCGGATTGAATGGAATGAACGGCAAGGACGGGGCTGGGATCGTCGATGGGTTCCTGAACCGCGAAGGTCATCTGATCGCCACTCTCTCTGACGGAACTACGCGAGACTTCGGCGAAGTGGTCGGGAAGGATGGCCGTGACGGATTAGACGGCAAGGACGCCGAACCCGTCGAAAAGGAAGACTGGGCTGGAGACCTAAGTTTGGATGAAAAGACCGGCCTCGTTTCGTCCTTGCTCCGCAAGGAACTGGGCGACGATGACCTGATCATCTTGCCTGATCCGATCATGACCCAAGCCAGCCAAACCCAGGGTGCTGCTCCGGTAGTCGTTCACAACCATCTGCCGAAGCGAGGAATCGAAAAGACGGTCGTTACCAAGCATGACGAGCGCGGGCGCATTCTCGAATTTGAGCGCCGCGAAGCATGAACTACGCCACTGATGTGAAAAATCGCCGACTGCAAGTTGTAGTCGATGCGATCGGCGCTGACGGTCTTCTGAAGCTCGGTACAGAAGGCATGGGAACGCTGCTGAGCGTAGTCAGGCTTTCGACGCCAGCCTTCGTCGTATCCGATGGCGAAATGACCTTGGGGGGAAAGTCCAACATCGACCCGCGGGCAAGAGCATCGGGAAAGGCCAGATCGGGCCAGATCACGACAGCTTCTGGGAAGGTTGTCGTCGATCAACTCAGCGTTGGCTTGGCGGACGCGGATATCATTCTGACCTCAGACGAAATCAGAGAGGGCCAGGAAGTCAGCATTGCCTACGGAACCATCGTGCACGCCTAGCAAGGATTGAATCATGGCTAATGCCGTCTACCCTAAATACAAACAGTCTCTCCTTAATGGAGATACCAATACCGCTCTCACAGGCAGTGGTTCCACGGGCCTTTTTTGCGCCCTGGTTGATACAGGAACCTACACCTACAGTTCGTCTCACCAATTCTACTCCAGCCTCTCCGGAATTGGCGGAACCGACCAGGAAATTACGACAGTCACCCTGACGAACGGGCTTATCGACGGCGACAACATAACCTTTTCTGCGGTCGCCGGCACCGTTAGCTATGAAGCGCTCGTTCTTTACCGAAAGAACGCTGGAGCCAATACGACTTGGAGACTTGTAGCGTATATCGATACGGGGGTTACCGGGCTTCCGGTCACGAGCAATGGTGGCGATATCACCGTCACTTGGAACGCTTCCGGAATCCTTCAGCTTTGATGCTTCAAGTCTTCTAAATGGCGATCGCCTCAGTCGGCACTCTTGGGACCGGCGTAAGCAGCACAAGCTCCAGTAGTTTCACGCTCGCCACTGCGACGAACTCGCTTGCATCTGGCGACTTCGGCCTGCTGACGGTTGTTGCCGACAACCGCACCGGCTCGGACGGTCTCAACAACGAACACACAGGAGTCAGTGGCGGCACCGGGAAGTGGCGCAAGCTCGGCGAATGGACGAACAGTGTCGGCGGCGCCGCGGCGGACGGTGTCACGACCTCGCTTTGGCTTTTCGAGGCAACCGGGACCGTAAACACCGGGACGACAATCACGATAACCTTGTCAGGGGCCGCGACTGACAAAGTTGCCTCATTCTGGAAGTTCACGAAGGGCGCGGGGACAAAGATCGTCCTCGACCTTGAGGCGACGATCAACGGCATTAACAATAACACCGACGCATCCAATGGCTTCGGATCCGCCGCGTTCTCCGGCCTGTCGAGCGCGTCGCGCCTCTACTTCCGGGCGCTCGGCAAAGAAGCAAATTCGACGACTGCGCTAACGGTCTCAACGAATTTCACCCAGATCACCAATACGCGCAGCCGCAACAACGCGAGCGCGGTTGGCGTGTGGGGCGAGTTCCGCGTTAACACCTCAACGGGAGAAACCAGCAACCCGACGCTCGCGG